GAGCGCTCCACAGAGGACGCCACGGAGTACAGCCTTCAACATTGGGCCATGAAGATGATTGATGAGGGAGTGGTCAAAGGCTATCGCAAGGGGAAGCGCTCCCACCGCTTGAGCATAGATGAGGCAGCGCTCAAGGCTTATCTCAAGGAGGTCAGCGGTGAGTGAGGAGGAACCAAGAGAGCTCATCCTCAATGACCTCCAACGTGAGATCATTGGCGGGCTGAGGCGGCGTCAGAAGATCATCGCGGCGCGCTGCGGTTGGGGTAGCGGTAAGACGAGCTCGCTCATCTTCGCCTTGTGGTTCATCGCCAAGGTGAGGCCAGGCACAACCTCCCTCCTCATCACCGACACCACCCCGCGCTATAACTCTGTTCTTATGCCTGAGATTGAGAAGTGGCTGGCGCCTCGCGGTTGGGTGTATAACCACACGCTGCACAAATGGACTGACACCCACACGGGCTCATCTGTCCTCTGTCGCTCCTACTATCGCCCAGGCACGAGAGACGCGAGCCACAACCCACTTGAGGGGATCAACGTCACCTCAGGCGTGGCGCTCATTGACGAGTGTCAAACGCTTGGGGCTGAGGTGGCTCACAAAGCACTAGGCCGCTTGAGGTCTGGCCCCACTCCAACGCTCATCCTAGTTGGGCTCCCTGTGGCTGACGCTTGGTGGTGTCAAATGGCTGAGGCTGCGGGGCTCCATCCGTTGCTGTTCACCTCATACGTCAACCAAGACAACCTCAGCTCTGAGTGGTTTGAGGCTACCAAGCTCCTCCCTGAAGATGAGCGTGAGGCCATGGTGATGAATAAGCCAAAGCCTCCAAGCGGCTTGGTCTATCAAGAGTTCGACCTCGAGCGCCACGTTATTGATGACTTCCAATATCGCCCTGAGATGACGGGGCGAATCGCTATAGATTGGGGCTTCCGCAAGCCCTCAGTCTTGATCATCGCCTATGATGAGGAGCGTGAGGCGTCCGTGATCGTCCATGAGATCAATCCACAGGAGGTCACCATCGCGGAGCTCTCAGAGATGATCTTAAGGGTGGCTTGGCCCCGCGCTCACAAAGCTCAAGCGCCAGGTCAGCGGATATGGCTTGATACAGGCGTGGCAGACAAGGCGGGGAAGGCCCGCTCTGACCACACGGGGCGCTCAGCCTTCCGCGAGATGGGGAAGGGCGTTGAGCAAGGCGGGCTTGGCCTCCCGCTCAGGAGTACCACCGACCCTGTGAGGGTGGACATACTCAACGGCGTCCAGCGCCTCAAGCGGGCCTTTGCTCGCGACCGCTACCTCATCACCAAGGAGGTCTGGGACAAGGGCGAGCGCGCCATTGGGAACAGCTTGAGGAAGGCGATCATGAGCTATGCTTGGGACACTAAAGAGCAGCCAAAGAAGGATGGGCGTGAGGATCCGCTTGATGCTCTACGTTATGACTGCATCTTTCATTATTGGGCTGACGAGGTGGCCCGCTCCTCATATACTCCAAGACGCAGACCCAACCGCGACAAGCGCGTTGGCATCTCCACCAACTCAAGGAGCTTCTGATGGCTGATCCCACCCTCACCCCTGGCCTTGCTGATAAGGTGCTCGACCCCAACAACTTGGTGGCGGTTGTCACCGTGGGCCTCCTCTACATGATGTGGAAGTTCATGAACCGCCGCTTCGACTTGGAGCGGGAGGAGCAGAGCGAGATCATTAAGCGGATCGAGGAGCTTGACCGCGAGCTCCTCAAGCTTGAGGCGAGGATGGATGCTAAGGATGACTGAGCACCCAATGCTAGACCGTGTTGACCTCACCGCTGATGAGCCAGCCACCTCCAACGTGGATCACCCCAATCACTACCATAAGGAGAGCGGCGTGGAGGTCATTGACGCCATTGAGGCTTGGGGCCTTGGCTTCGCCTTGGGGAATTGCGTCAAGTACATCGCCCGCGCAGGTCATAAGCACAACGCCCGCGAGGATTTACAGAAGGCGCTTTGGTACCTCACTTGGGAGCTGGCCAAGTATGAGGACAAATAGGAAGTCAGTTCCTATTTAAAAGAATGGCCTTCATGGAGTCGCGAGCCCCATGAAGGCCAATGCTTCCCTCGCCAGGGAAGAACTGTGAGATAGCATGGCGTTCAAGGATTATCAATACTGTTTGACCTGTCTCCGCTATGTGAAGCGCGGCGAGCCTCACCACTACAGGGGGACGCTCACGGTCTGCACCTCCCAAGCTGAGCTCAACCTCAGCGCCCTCAAGCCTCGCGGTGAGTGGCCGAAGACTAGCCTTGACAAGTGGCTATGTTATAATGACACTAAGACTGACTTAATGGACTAGCCTGAAGACTGATGGAGGACTAACCCCCCGCTCATCAGAGGGCTCATGAGAAAGCTCGATTATCAAGCTGATACAGATGAGGCGCCCCGTCACATGAGGGCGCTGCATCCTCGTTTCTCTGTGAGGGGGATCACAGGAACGCAGCTCAGCGGCGGGATGATCACAGGCTATGAGCGCAACGCTCAGCTCACAGGGCTCAATTGGGTTCGTGAAGCTGAGGACATGCTCAGGACTGACCCCGTGGTGAGGCGCTCTTGGCACATGCTCCGTCAGACCCTCCTCAGCGCCACTTGGCGATGGGAGAGCGCGGTGGATGACAACCCTGTCTGTGAGGAGCTCGCCCGCTTCGCCAATGAGGCTTGGGGCCTTGATGGCTACGCTGGACAGATGAGCCAATCATGGGAGGAGCAACTGAGCTATCTCCTTGAGTTCGTCCCGCTTGGCTATCGCTATGCTGAGGAGGTCTACAAGGTCGGCCCTGACGCTGAGGGCAAGATCAAGGTATGGCTTGAGCAGTACGCCGACCGCGAGCCAAGCGCCCATCTCCGTTGGCTGAGCCGTGACAATCAACAGCTTGATGGAGTGCTTCAGCATGTGGTGGGCGTGGGCAAGGTTCCAGAGCCCATCCCATCCAACAAGCTCCTCCTCCTCACCCTCAACCGCACAGGCTCCAACTTTGAGGGGAGCGGGATGCTGCGGCCTGTTTGGTGGTGGTGGAGAACCAAACAAAAGGTCAGTAACCTCATGTGCGTTGGCGTTGACCGATGGGCCGTCCCCACGCCTCGCGTCAAGGTTGACCGCTCCGTGGCTGAGATGCAGGGGCTCACTGATTCAGACATTAACGCGATGATTGATGATGCTGAGGCACAGGCTCAAGCCTTCCTCAGCGCAGAGCAAAGCTACCTCATTGACAATCCTGTGGTGAGCTTCGATCAATACGCCGCGACTCCTAATCTATACGCTCAAGGCCCGCTCGATATTATCCGCGAATGTGACAACCAAATCAGCCAAGCCTTCCTAGCTCAGTTCGCTAATCTTGGCATAACTGACACGGGGGCGCGCTCAGTCGGTGAGGTGCATCTCAGCGTATTCCGCAGAGCTGCCATCAATCTATGTGACATTGTGGCCTCTGCTGTTAGCGGGGTTGATCGCCGCGGTGGGGGAACGATAGGGAGATTGATCCGATGGAATTACGGCCCAATAGATCCAAGTCACCTCCCCCGCCTCGTTCATACCGGCTTAGACACGGACGATTTAGCGGAATCTCTCGCTATGCTTCCGCAGCTCGTCACGGCGGGGCTTCTTACTCCAGACAACGAGCTCGAGCGCGCCATCAGGGAGCGACTAGGTGCTGGCGATCTTCCAGAGGAGGCACAGCGATCTGCGCTAGAGAGAACCGTCAGCGCCGCTAGTGGTGGAGGTGGTGTGGCTGCGCTCGCTGAGGCTGCCATGAGGCGGAGGCGCCAAGATGGCTAGGACTAAGGCACAGACCCCCGCGCCCAAGCGTGATCAGATCAAAGGCTCCAAGACCAATCCAAGCGGCTCAGCTAGTGGCAAGCGTGGCGGGATCGAGATCAGCGAGAGCGTTGAGCGTGGCCTCCAAGCTATGGTTGACAAGCATAATGACCGCTATAAAGCCAAGTCGAAGAAGGTTGACCTTGGCTCACTCAAGGCTGTCTTTAGGCGTGGCGCGGGAGCCTTCTCTGTGAGCCACCGCCCAGGGATGACACGCAATCAATGGGCCTATGCTCGCGTTAAAGCCTTCCTCAAGCTAGTGGGAACAGGCGAGCGTAAAGAGTCATATAATACTGACCTCGACCTGCTACCCAATGGCCACCCTCAAAAGACTGAGGCCAAGAGTGAGGCGGCGCTCCTCGCTCCTAAGAAATACAGCCATATTGATTTCAAGCCACCTCAAGGAGCTCGCAAAGCTGCGGAGCGCGCTTTGAGGCGAAGGGCTCAGAAGCCACAGAGCCAGCGTGGGATGACCCCCGTGGGGATCGCCCGCGCTCGTGACCTCATCAACGGCGTGACCCTCTCCCCACAGACCGTGAGGAGAATGCTCGCCTACTTCACCCGTCATGAGGTGGATAAGCAGGGCTCGACTTGGGAGAGCTATGGCAAGGGCCGCCAAGCGTGGGATGGATGGGGCGGTGACGCTGGCTTCACATGGGCTCGAAAGGTGGTTGATCAAATGAACGCAGCAGACAAGAAGGCCACGCTCCGCTCCTATGGCGAGGCGGTTCAGCTCAGCGAGCGCCCATCCTATGACGTGCCAGAGGGCCTCACCATTGGGAAGCCCTTCAAGACCTTGGCCCTTGGTCAAGTCTCATCACGGATGAGCGGTGAGGCGATTGGCTCCCCTGTCTCTGAAGAGCTCCTCGAGGAGATGGTGAGGGTCTATCGTGAGCGCCGTGACGCTGACCCTGTGATCATTGATTGGCAACACGCGACAAGCCCATTCAACGGCGGGACACCCGCACCCCCTGAGAGCGGGAACGCCCTTGGGATGATCGTTGACCTAGAGCTCCGCGATGATGGCCTCTATGCAGTCCCCGCTTATAACGAGCGCGGGCTTAAAGTCGTTCAAGATGCTGGCGGAGTTCTTTGGAGCTCGCCTGAGTATCTACATGGCGAGATATTCACCCGCGATGGAGGAGAGAAGGTGGGCGATGCTCAGCTCCTCGCCATCACATTAACCCCCCGCCCTGCCCAATCTCACTCCAAGATTGATCGGGTCACTTTATCGGAAAGAGAGCAGATGATGGACTTTGAAAATATGTCCCCTGATGAGCTCAAGGCCGCGCTCGCCGCAAAGGACGCGATGGTCAAGGAGCTTGAGCAAAAGATCAAAGACATGAGCGAGGAGGCTGAGGCTTCACTTGCTGGCGAGCTTGAGGCTGAGGAGATGGCTGAGGAGTCAAAGCCTGAGTCTGAGGAGATGGCTGAGGAGCCTAAGGCTGAAAAGCTCGGTTATGACAAGGACAAGGAGCGCAAGATGAGCGAGGAGGTTAAGCTCAGCGAGACAGCAGAGCCTAACCTGCTCAGCGAGGTCATGCAGCTCCGCGCCCAAAATCAGAAGCTCAGCGAGCGCCTTGAGGTCATCGAGACTGAGAAGCGTGAGGTAGAGCGCCGTGAGGCTGTCAGCTCCCTTCTCCGTGAGGGCAAGGTTGCACCTGCTGAGCAGAGCGCCGCTGAGCGCGCTTGGGACGTTCGTGAGAATATGCCTGAGTTCTGGAAGATGTTCAGCGAGCGCCCCGCTTCAAGCGCGGTTCCCCTCGCTGAGATTGGCCACGGCGCCAGCGGTGAGGAGCTCAACAAGGTCATCCTTGCTGAGAAGGTCAAAGCCCTCGCGGCTGAGAAGAATCTGAGCTTTAGCGAGGCGCTTGTGGCGTTCCGCGAGAGCAACCCTGATCAATACAATTCTGTGTTCAACTAAGGAGAGACTGACATGAACAATCAGATCATCAAGTCATTCATCTGTGCGTCTGCCGTGACTGAGTTCGCGTTGGTCGCTATCGACAGCGATGGCAAGGTCGCAATCGCAACCGACCCCACCGCTAACACCATCATTGGCGTGGCTCAGCGTGGCGCTGAGGCGGGTGAGCCTGTTGATGTTGTCATCAGCGGCGAGACTCGCGTCATCGCTAACGGCTCACTCACCCTCACCTCAGCCACCGTCCTCTCGGTCACAACTGATGGCGAGGTTCAGGCCGCAGCGTCAACCCACTATCCTGTTGGCTTCACCCTGCCCAACATCAATCAGACCTCAGCAGCCGCCAATGAGCAGATTCTCATCTGCTTCAGCCGTGGCCTCGCTCCACTCGCTTAAGTAGGAGGTGATCCAAAATGGCTAGCTCATATCGTAATATCCACCCAATTGATGAGATCCTCTCTAACCTTGTTGCTGAGGCTGTCCCTTCAGATGCTCAGCTCATCGCCGACAAGGTCTGCGAGAACATCAATGTCCCTCAGCGCAGCGGGACGCTCCTCCTTGAGACGAGCCGTAACTTCATGGGCGCTGGCGCGGGCCTCGACCTTGAGCGCGCTCCAGGTGCTTCACGCGCTCGTATCGGTGGCTTCGACCGCTCAAGCCTCACCTACCGCTGTGAGCTCTACTCAGCGCAGGACGGGATCGCGATGGAGGACATCATCGACTCTCAGTATCCTGGCAGCGAGGAGGCGCGGATCGTCAAGAAGGTCGCTCGCGTCATGAAGCTCGCTAAGGAGAAGCGCGCCGCTGACACGCTCTTTGATGGGAGCAACTTCAACACCGCGACCTCAACCGCTCAGTTCGGTGGGAAGTTTGACGTGGCGGGCGCTGAGCCTCTCAGCTACCTCCATGAGCTCAAGGACGTTGTGTTTGAGAACGCTCACGGCCTCAACGCTGACACCCTCATTCTTGGCCGTCAGGTCTTCCGCAGCCTCGCCCGCTCAGGTGAGCTCCGTGGCTTCTTTGGTGACAGCTCAGCGGGGGTGGCTAGCGGCGCTCGCGTCCTTAATGATGAGGTTGTCCTCAGCGTCCTCCGTGACGTGCTCGGCATCCCCAACATCTTGGTCGGCGCGGCTCGTCAAGACACCGCTGTTCCTGGCGCGTCTAGCTCTGAGAGCTACATCTGGACGGGTGATAGCATCTTCATGGGTATCCTCCACGGTGCTGATGCTGTTCAGTCTCGCTCTGGCGTTCGTATGATGCCTGTCGCGGCGGCTAACATGGTCTTTGAGACGATGAAGGCGGGTCAGTATGACGAGCTCGACATGACACGCCGCAACGTGTGGGCTGACGAGTCACAGAAGTTCCAGGTCATTGACGGGAACCTTGGCTTCGTCCTCACCGACTGTCTCTAAGAGGTCAAGTGATCTGCTCATGTGGACGAACCCACGCCGCCCTGCTTGCTGAGAGAGTTGACGCTGATAAGAAGGCGATTGACGATCTCAGCAGACAGGCGGGCGCTATCCGTGGGCCAATCCAAGAGCTGATCAAGGCCAAGATCGCTGAGCTCAAAGCAGAGTACAGCGCAGAGACAAGAATGAAGCGGGCGCTCGCCCGCGCTCAGCGTGAGCTTGTAGGCAACCTCAAAGCGGCCCTCGACCTCACCTCGGCTGAGCAGCTCCTTCTCTTGCCACGCGACCAACTGAGTGAGCTCATCCTCACAGGTGGTCTAGGCTTGGCGATTGAGGACTTCATAGACGCTCAAGCGTCAATCACTGAGGCGGCGATGGACACCATTCAGGTGATCGTGTCGGGCGCCTCTATTGGTGACGTTCCTGACGTTGTGGCTGTTGGTATGGCCGCAGCGGATAACGTGTTTCAAGACGTGATCCTCCCTGATGCGCTCAGCGCGGTGAGAACGGCGCTTCAAGGGATCACGGTGGACGTCCCCATCAATCAAGCCATGAGTGGACTATCTCAGAGGCTTGAGCAATCTACAGGGCGCCAGCTCACAGTTGTGAGGACTGAGCTCGCCAAGTATGGGCGAACCATCACGGCCAAAGCGGCTGAGGTGTATGGGCTCGACCTCTACCTATACACAGGCCCCAAGGATGGAATCACTCGCGGCTTCTGTCGCGCTCTGATTAACTTGGTAGTTGATGAGAGACAGATGAGGCGGCTCAACAATGGTCAAGGGCTGCCTGTCAAAACAAGCGGCGGCGGTTATAACTGCCGACACTCTTGGAGCCCTGTGAGTCAGGACTTTGTAGACGCCGCGAACCTCACTAGAGCAAGAGCTCAAGACATAACCAAAGCCAACGGAGCCGCGCCATGATCAAAGCTGTTACAGGTCAGTCAAGGGTCTTTGAGTGGGTAGCGCCTGGGCCATTGAGCGCAGCGCCTAGCTTGACGGTGGGGAGCTCCTCACCTGTGACCCTCACTCAGACAAGAGCAGACGCAACCGTCAGCGCCATTGGTAATGACAGGAGGACGCTCACCGTCAACTCACAGGCGAGCGCGCTCCAAGCTGATCAGCTCAAGGCTTATCTCGTCACCGATGGGGATAGCATCTACAGCGTGACCGTGGTGAGGATGGTTGGGACAACCGCCATCCTAGCTGAGCCGCTCCCCCGTGAGATCGACCTCAGCGTGAGCGCCTCGCTTGTCTTTGGGATGTACTATGGGACGATCCCCACAGCCATCACCAACACCACGGGCTACTATCCTTGGACGGTGAGCTATTACCATGACCTT